ATGAACATCTTCGTTATATGTGGGGGATACTACAACAGTATCTACACGATGCATACATGTCGCATCTCATTTTAAAATTTGCAAACTACGACGAATTTGTCGAATTTTGCTTTTATAACTCCGAATACGGATCTTAGATAAATATGTAATGAATATATATACAAACATGCTCCCAGATATCACAACCCAAAAAGTCGCCATCCCAGCTTCGCTTTTTTTAGCGCTCAGTCCAGGTATTCTCCTCAGAACAGACGGTTCCAGAGTTGCATTCAAGGACGGGCTCACTGGAAGAACAGCCGTTATGTTCCACGCTCTCGTGTTCTTCCTCACATTCTCACTCGTTGCGAAGGCGATGGGTCTCGTTCTTACCAAGACGGATCTTCTCGTGACCACGTCTCTCTTTCTTGCACTCAGTCCAGGTATGCTCCTCACCCTCCCACCAGGCTCCAAAGGCGTCTTTATGTCGGGACAAACTGGTATTCCAGCGGCTTTGGTTCACGCGTTAGTGTTCGCGGTCGTGTTCGCTCTTTTGCGAAAGCAATTTCCTCAGTTTTATTAAGTGACATGTCTTATAAGTATCTTATTATAGGGCCAGGTGCCATGGGTATATTTTCAATGCTCGGGTACCTCAAAAGTATTGAAAACACTTTACAAGATGTCAAGGGATATTCAGGTGCTTCTGCGGGTGCTATTATATGCACATTCTTAGCACTTGGGTATTCAGTAGAAGAAACATTATATAAATTACTGGAACTCGATCCGAGTAAACTCGTTAAACTTAATTTGAAATGTTTTATAAATTCATATGGATTAGTTGATTTAAAACCCGTACGTCAACAGCTAGTTAATTTATTAGAATCAGATCCAACGTTTTCGGAAATAGATAAAACACTTTATATATCAGCTTTTTGTGTTAATACATCGAAGACGGAATATTTTTCAAAACATACACATCCAGATATGAAAGTCATAGATGCCATATGTATGAGTATTGCCGTCCCTTTCATATTTTCGTCGTATAGGTACGAAAATATGGTGTATGTAGATGGTGGTACATTAGAAACGTTACCGACTGCACCATTTCTCAGTAAGAAACCTCATAATATTTTATGTGTACGAATGAAAATGCAAACACAATTTATAGAAGAAATAAAGAATCCTAAACAGTTTGCCGAAGCACTTGTTTCGTCAACTTTAAATAATAGGAAAAACAATGATATAGAAAAAAGTACAGTTATCGATATAGACATAGGTCAGGTCGATGTATTTAATTTTAATATGTCTTATGAAGAAAAATTTCAAATGTATACAAAAAGCATATCGCTATAACTTTTTTTGTTGAGTTATATCAATATGGATGCGTGTGACCCAGGATTAGATATTAGTAATCTTAGAACACTTATTAAACAAAATGCGGGTATAGACCTAAAATTATCCAAAAATCAAATATGTGACGTATACTCATTAGTCCAGGGTGGCAAACTTCCATTACCACCATTGATTTTGAGTAAAGATGGATCATATTTAGTTGATGCTAAATCACCATTAACACGTAAAGATTTTGATACGTTATTCAGTTCAACTACCAGAGTTAGTGAAATGCGAAAAATTGCAAAGAAAGTTGGTGTTGTACGTCACGCCGATAAGAAACTTACAAAACAACAACTTACTGATATAATTGGTAGACGTCTCCATTCTATGAACGTACACGAACCAGTTAAATTAAGGTCTGTTCAGACGAAACAAATTGAGAAAAATGCATTTAATAACAATGTAAACTTGGTGAATAACCTGAATGTGAACCGACCCAATAACAATTTGAACAATGGGAACCGTCTCAATAACAATTTGAACAATGTGAACCGTCTCAATAACAATTTGAACAATGTGAACCGAGTGAACAATAGTGTAAACCGAGTGAACAACGGGAACCGCGTGAACAATAGTGCAAACCGAGTGAACAACAGTGTAAACCGAGTGAACAGAGTGAACAATAGTGTAAACCGAGTGAACAGAGTGAACACATTAAACAACTTGAATTCTAAAATAAAAAAGAACGAAAAACCACGTTTTTTAAACGGGGGTAACATAAAAACGTCTACAAACACTCTACCAAAAGCAAATATAAAAGCGTTTACAAGTAAAAAACCAAAAAGACCATCCTTTTTAAATAAAATTTTCGTACCAAAAAAATCAGTTACAGTAACTGAAGGGCCTGTACAAGGTCCACCTAGTCGTAACGTAGATGGTCCAGATATCATTAAACAGCGTAACTCTGAAATAAAAGAGAGTGAAATTTTATTACGGACATATCTTAACCGAGAAAATGTAAGTAAATACATAAACAACTCGGAAAAAACGAGTGCGTATAATAAGGTAAAACAGGGTACTAAATTTAATAATGTAAAGACGTATATTAACGGTATAGTTTCTTCAAAAATAACAAATGAACAACGTGTTCAAAACCAAAAAATAAAATTAGAACAAAATCGTAACGAGTTACAGAAAATTTTAAATGAACTTAGTAACTTGACAAACACAAACAAGAACGAAATTTTGGGTAAGTTTAATTCGAATGGAAAATTGAATAACGCTAAAACATTAGCTATCCAAAAAGATAGAGATATCAAGAAAAGTAAACTCGAAAACCTTAAAACAAATCTTGTATCGTTTTTGGAAAATAAAAACGTAAACAATAAGACTACGTATATAAATAGACTTAATGCGGGTGAAGATATATCTAATTTGAAAAGAGAAATACTTGGTATAGTTAATAAAAAGAACGCAGATCGTAAAAATTACAATTTAAAATTAAAAGAATTGAGTGTTTTACTTAATAGTTCTAAAAATCTCGATAATTCTATGAAAGCTAAATTTTTACGAAACTTTGAAAAGACGAGGAATTTCAATACAGTGAAAAAGAACGTTGAAGATGAAATGAAAAAGATAAAAAATGCACGTAACCAAGGTGAAATATCGTTTAGAAACGCGGATCAAAAGAAATTATTACAAAAGATTCTCAATAATTCAAAGAACTTTACGAACGATGATAAACGTGAGTTTATGCAACGCCTCGAGGCGGGTAATAATTTCAATACATTAAAAGAAAGTGCTATACAAAAAGCTCGTAATCTTTCAAAGAAAAGGAAAAATCGCGAACTTGAAGAAAAAATGAAAGCGGAAGCCGAGTATAAAAACGAACAGAGGCGAGAACAAAGAAAACTCATGAATAAAATCATGAATAACTCTGGTCTATTTAATAATGCGGAAAAGAATGGGTTTAGGAAGCGTTTAAACAATGGTGATAATTTTAACACGTTAAAAACCAATGTTATTAATAGGGCTCGTCAATTGAAAGAGGAGCGCGTTAGAAAAGAAAAGGAAATGTTAGAAAACCAAGAAAAGAAACGTATTCGAAACGAACAACAAAAACTTTTAAGTAAAATATTAAACAACTCTAGAAATATGACGAATGAAAACAAACTTCCATTTTTACAGCGATTTAATAAAGGTGAAAATTTCAATATTGTAAAAGATGATGCAATTCGTAAGGCACAAAATATGAAAAGAAATAGAATTCAAAAAGAGAAAAATGAATTGAATAGAAAGGCAAACCAAAACGCTAAAAATGAAGCAAACCGTTTGGCAAAGGAAAAGGCGAATCAAAACGCTAAAAATGAAGCAAACCGTTTGGCTAAGGAAAAGGCGAATCAAAACGCTAAAAACGAAGAAAACCGTTTGGCGAAGGAAAAAGCGAACCAAAACGCCAAGAATGAAGCAAACCGTTTGGCGTTAGAGATGGAAGGAATTGAATCTAAACGTTTATGGAAAGAAGCACAAGAGAAAAAAGAAGCAAACCGTTTGGCGAAGGAAAAGGCGAATCAAAACGCTAAAAATGAAGCGAATCGTTTGGCGAAGGAAAAGGCAAACCAAAACGCCAAGAATGAAGCGAATCGTTTGGCGAAGGAAAAGGCGAACCAAAATGCTAAGAATGAAGCGAACCGTAGAGCGAGGGAAGAAAAGGAAAAGAAACAGAAACTTTTGAGTAAAATCTTAAACAACTCCAAAAACCTGACAAATACAAATAAAATGGTATTTCTTAAACGATTCGAAAAGGGCGAAAATTTTAATACTATAAAGTCCAATGCTATTGGTAAAGCAAAAGAACTTGCAAAACAAAGAAAGGAGAAAGAAGAAGCTAATCGTAAGGCGAAGGAAGAAGAGGCGGAGAAAAAAGAAAAGGAGAAGAAACAGAAACTTTTGAGTAAAATCTTAAACAACTCTAAAAACCTGACAAATACAAATAAAATGACGTTTCTTAAACGATTTGAAAAAGGTGAAAATTTTAATACTATAAAGAAAAATGCTATTGGTAAAGCAAAGGAACTTACAAAACAAAGAAAAGCAAAGGAAGAGTCAAATCGTAAAGCGAGAGAAAAAGAAGAGGCAAATCGTAAAGCAAAGGAAGAAATGATCGCAAAAAAGAAGGAAGAGGCACTCGCAAAGAAGAAAAAGGAGGACGAAGAAAAGAAGAAAAAGGAGGCTGAAAATAAAAAGAAAGCTGCACAAAATACACAAATGCGTGCATCTCTCACTAAAAAAGTTAAATCGACACAAATGGACCAAAAAGTTAAAAATAAATTATTGAACCAACTTAAAAATTATCGTGTTCAAATCCGAAATGTTGCACCAGGTATCGAGAAAACAATCGAATCTGAAAAGTTGAACGGTAATTATAATGAGGCGGCGAATAAAAAGAAAAGACAAGAAGTTAAGAAACAACTCGCAGAGTATATCACTAAAACATATCCAAATATGTCGAAAGCTAATCGTGGTAAATATATTCAAAGGGCAAACCTTACACAATGGAAGAAGGGATTTCTTTCAGGGAGTCAGGGTATGGGTGCAAATAAGGCATTTGAACGAATTAAGGGGAATATCCGCGAAAATATGAAATTGAAAAAGCCACCTCCCCCACAGAAAAATAAAAAGGCTAATCTCAAAAAGTTGGTTAACGATACCATGAAAGGTCGCGCGGCTAAAAACGTAAGTAGACTCAAAAAGAATATTAATGAAGGTGTTTCCGAAATGGCAGTCAAGACCAGACTTGCACAATTAAATAAACAAACGAAGTATCAGAAATAAGTAATTAAAAGAATTAGTATAATCAATAATAAAACATGTACCGCGGTTTATCACCAATTATGATGAACTACACGCGTTCTATTAGTGAAACTAAAGCATCGGCAGTATCAAGACCTGGGGTCGGGCACCCATTCGAAGATTTAGGTGTCAAAGATGTAGATCCAGAAGTATTTAAAATTATTCAAAATGAAAAGAAGAGACAGACATTAGGGTGTGAACTCATCGCATCTGAAAATTTTACATCGAAAGCGGTGATGGAAGTAAATGGTTCGTGTTTGACAAATAAGTATTCCGAAGGTTTACCCGGTGCGAGGTATTACGGTGGTAATGAATACATCGACCAAATGGAAATTTTGTGTCAAAAACGCGCTTTAGAATTATATGGTTTAGATCCAGATGTATGGGGTGTAAATGTACAAGCATTGTCGGGGTCACCCGCAAACTTTGCGGTCTATACAGCTTTATTAAACCCACACGATAGAATTATGGGTTTGGATTTACCACACGGAGGGCATTTAACGCATGGATTTTATACACCGAAAAAGAAAATTTCGGCAACTTCTGTATATTTCGAATCCATGCCATATCGTTTGAACGATGAAGGATGGATTGATTACGATAAGTTACATGAAAATGCGTCATTATTTAGACCAAAATTAATTATCGCTGGAGCCTCGGCGTACCCGAGAAACTATGATTATAAGAGAATGCGTGAAATTTGTGACAGTGTCGGTGCGTATTTAATGTCAGATATGGCGCATATTTCTGGTTTAGTCGCCGGTAAAGTAGCGGACGACCCTTTCGAATATTCAGATGTGGTTACATCGACAACACATAAATCTTTACGAGGCCCGAGATCGGGTATCATTTTTTACAGAAAAAAATACGAAAAAGTGATTAATTCCGCCGTTTTTCCGGGGTTACAAGGTGGTCCACATAATCATACCATCGGCGCGTTAGCGGTCGCGTTAAAAGTGGCAAATACACCAGAGTTTAAGGAGTATCAAAAACAAGTGTGTTTAAACTGTAAAGCATTGGCAAAAAGACTTACAGAATTAGGGTATAAATTATCCTCGGGTGGTACAGATAACCATTTAATTTTATGTGATTTACGACCAAAGGGTATCGATGGTGCTCGTGTCGAGAAAGTTCTCGAAATGGCTCATATCACTTTGAATAAAAACTCGGTTGTCGGTGATACATCTGCACTCGTTCCGGGTGGCATTAGAATTGGAACGCCTGCCATGACAACGAGAGGTATGAAAGAACATGACTTTGTGAAAGTCGCAGAGTTTATTGACCGAGGTGTTAAAATTGCCATCGAAAATAGAGATTGTAAACAGAACGACGATATCGCTCTATTACGTTCGGATGTTGAATCTTACTGTAGTGATTTCCATATACCTGGTAACTAATATAAAAGAAATATTCCAATCAATAATAAAACATGCACAAAGGTTTATCATCTTTTATGATAAACTACACGCGTTCTATTAGTGATCAAAAGAAAGCAAAAACTATCGTTAAGGGAAACAAATCGGGTAAAATTGAGGGGAGTAGTGATGACATGCACGAAAAACTCGTATATAAATGTGGTTTAAAAAGACGTGAAGTATGGGATGCAAATTCGAAATCTTGGTATACGAAAGTCTATTACGTGGATGGTTCGAGTTATAACCCCGTTTTGTTTCACGATGGTAAGCTTGATAAGAACCCATTTTTTAATGATTAAGGAAACCCTGTTTTTATCCATTTTTCGAGGCCATCTGGATTTACATGTTTATCCCGGAAAATAACATCACAATTCGAATGATGTAATATTTCTTCCATTAGAGGTTTGTCTTCCTTACCATTATCATGTAAACTATAAACGGTTAAATAATATGTATATGTACACGGGTCTATCAATGCAGAAGATGCACTTAAACATACCGCGGTCTTTTTTGATGTTTCATAATCGTCATTAAACATTAACCTATGAAACCACCTTTTGTTTCTAAATTTTGAAATAAAACTATTATCATGTATTCTTGGTTCTATAACACACTTTTGTTTCTTATTTTCCGATGGATCTACACTCATATTAATACTACTTCCCATTGCACCTATACCACATCCAGTTAATTTACTACATCTACCCTCTACTATCACTTTTAACTTTCTATTTGACATATTTACAAATAAAATACTTGTTGGTGTCGTATGTTTCATTTTAGATTTTATACTCCGTCTTATTAAATTACATTTACCTAATCTAATAAGTTTAGGAAATCTAGGTATTATACCTAAACACCCATTTTTAAAAGAAAAATACGGGAATTCAGCTGCATAATATTCTCTCAGAAATTCCTGGAGATGTGGTTCATATTCCGAATCGTTAAATTTACGTAAGATCATATTACTTTACTTACACATGAGAAAAAAATATATTAACTATCATTACAGCTATACTCTTAAATTATAGTGGACCATTGAAATTAAATAATTAAAGAAAACCCGCGTTATATAATAAGTATGAGTACGTGCACAGTATGTTGCGATAAGTACAATAAAACACAACGTAAAAAGGTTACGTGTCCTCATTGTAGTTACGATGCATGTAAAACATGTATCCAAACCTATTTATTGTCAACTACAGAAGAACCACATTGTATGAAATGTAAACATGAACATGACCGCGAGTTTATAGATTCGTTTTGTACAAAACGTTTTAGAAACGTTGATTATAGAAGACATCGAGAACAAATTTTATACGAACGTGAAATGGCGCGAATGCCGGAAACTCAACCATACGCAGAATACAGAATAAAAATGAAAGAACTTAGATTACGGTATTTTGAACTTTTAGATCAAATGTTTCTTATGAGAGATATGCGTAGAGAAGCGGTAAGAATGCGTAATTCAACAGTGGATTATGATACTGCTCTAGAAAATATGCGTATAGAAATAGAGGAAATTGTGCATAAGGTAAATACACTCGAATTAAATATATCTTCAAATGGAAATGAAAAATTTATACGTAAGTGTCCATACGAAGAGTGTAGAGGATTTTTAGATACGGATATGAAATGTGGGTTATGTGTTCAAGAGTTTTGTGAACATTGTAATGAAGTTATTATAGATTCAAATCACGTGTGCGATCCCGAAACGGTTGAAACCATGAAACTCATAAACAAAGATACGAAACCGTGTCCTAAATGTGGTACAATGATACATAAAATAGATGGGTGTGCACAGATGTGGTGTACAGAGTGTCATACTGCATTTGACTGGCGCTCGGGACGTATAGAAACAGGTCGCGTACACAACCCTCATTATTTCGAATTTAAAAAACGTTCGAGAGAACATGGAGATATACCTTGTGGTGGAAGACCCACGTTCGCAGAACTCGAAGAAAATGAAGCAAATGTAAATATATTAGATTTAAGTTATAAACTTACTCTATTGGATAGAGATATTATATATAGATACGATGGAATTGGCGACGACGATAATCTACGGTTACGTGTAGACTATTTATTGAAAATTATATCTGACGACGAATTTAAAAAAGAGCTTCAGAGACGTGATAAACATAAATCTAAATTGGAGGATATACGGAATATATACGGTATGTTCTCTGATACGTGTGGTGATTTACTTCGTCAATGGGTAATTGATCCAACTAAAACTAAAGATATAATGCGCACCGTTCACGCATTAGCGGATTATTCGAATAACGTCATAACAAAAATACGAAATAGGTATAATTGTTCGGTACCTTATTATATATTTTTACGCGCACTTTAAGAATAGAGTCGTTTACATCATAAATGAAATTAATAGAATTAGCTTCGGCAATTACATCACTTTTTCCATTTATGATTCTAGAGAATTTTGGTAGCGTAACGAGTCTGTTTTATCATTTACATAGAAATGAAACTATGTATAAACTTGTTTATATATCCAGACATGTAGATTTACTACGATTAGGGTATGTATTAAAAGGTGGTTTCGATTATATGGAACTTGTTTTTAACTTCTTATCCATGGTTATCATTTATAAATCGAGTATTCATGATAAAAAGTATATGGATGTAAACTTGATCGTAAGTGTAATTAAAAGTACATTTGGTATGCCTAAATTACACTACCTTGTATCACTTTACTTTTGGTTTGTGGCATTTATTATTCATTATGATACTATATTTGGAAGATATACAGATATACTAGTAAACTTATTACTGTGTCCACCCCAATATTTATTGAAGAATAATATTCTTAACGTATAGTAGAAAATGAATAGAATTATATTATTTGTATCATTTTTACTGATTATATGGTTTTTCATACCCATATATGAAAAACCCAGAGTATTAAAAAATGTATTACGTGAAGATGAATGTGAACATATAAAACAATTAGCGTCTAAAAAGTTAGAAACATCTACAGTATCTAAAAATCGTGATATAGATGAAAAGATACGTAAAAGTCAAACTGCGTGGCTAAAAGCATCCGAAGATCCAGTTGTTGATAAACTTATACGTAAATGTGTATCTATGACAGATAGACCTTTAGTAAATTGTGAAGATTTACAAGTTCTTAAATACGAACCTGGTGGGTTTTATAAACCTCATCAAGACACGTTAATCGGGGATAAAAATAAACGTATGTACACATTCATAATTGCCTTGAATGACGAGTATGAAGGTGGTGAAACGGAGTTTCCAAATATAAAGAGAAAATACCGTTTGGATAAAGGTGACGCATTGTTCTTTAATACATTAAACAATTACGAGTGTAATACCAAACAGGCGTTACATGGTGGTTCATCGGTAAAATCGGGTGAAAAATGGGTATGTAATTTATGGATTAGGAAATACAGATATTAACTCA